TCCAGTGTCTTTATAGATCATCACGGAGGTAGGATTATCTCCACCTCTATAAATCGCTTTCGTTCTCCAGTGATTTCCAAAATCAGAAAGCTCGTAACCCAACTCAACTAATGATGAATAAATTTTAGAGTTCATTAAAATCTGGTATTGCTCTTCCGCTAAATTCTGAATCATCCAAATCTTCTCTGCCATTCAAAAATTGAACAACGTCTCTTAAATCTCCCTTTTCTGTTATTGCAAAATTTTTAAACTCTAGATTAATAAAATTGTTTCTCAAAGTATCTCCAACCAAAACTGGTTCTAAAGCGCCTACCAAATCAGATCCTAAATGCCTAGCTTTAATATTAATCAGCTTATGAGTTCCAAATTGATTTGCCTCTTGTTGAATTTCGTCAGTAGTTTTCTTTCTCAAAATAAACATGTGAGAGCAGAATTGGATAATTCTATCTGACAGCGAAACAATGCTTTCGTCATCAACGATATTTTGGGAGTTTCTATTATTCGTAATTCCGCTACGATTACTTTGAACTGATGTAATCATTGGAATGATTGGCTTGCCATCGATCAGCATTTCTTTTTGAATGCATTTTTTAAACTTGTCTACCATCTCGCCAACTACTTGCCATTCATTTTTATCACTTTTTTCAGAAGTGGTCTTGATATAATCAAAGCTAAAAATCATTTTATTTCCCCTGCCGACTTGGGAATAATAAAATCTTTTCAATGTATTAATCATTGAATCTACATCCATTCCACCAACATTATAATAGAAGAATTTCATCTTCTTTACCTTTGGCCAAACTGATCTAACTTTTTGAATAACTGCTTCGCCACACTGTCTCCATTGTCCATTTTCTAATAAATGCATTGGTACTCCAGATAAAGCCGTACATTGACGCATCATCAATTCTTCCTTGCTCATTTCTCCATTATCAAAATGCAGAACTGGCACATCATATTGAGCTGCGACTTTAGTAGAATAATCCATACAAAATTGAGTTTTACCAACTCCAGATCTTGCGACAATTACTGTTATATTCCCTGGTCTCAAAAGAGATCCGTAAATATCATTTACTTTTTTATGCGGCCCCATTAGGCCAAATTCTTTAATTGGATTATTGCCCCTATCCTCAATAACAAACTCCATATCATCGTAGATATTTTCTGGAGTATCGGCCCCAATTTCGTAATGATTTATTTTTGAATTGTAGATTTTATCAGCAGTATTGACAATGTCCAGATAAGAACTCTCTGGAGGCATTGTCTTCATCTTCTTGCCTACATCAATTGAAGATTCGTATATTTCTCTTCGAATTGTATATTTTTTAAGTTCTTTTGCAGCTTTAACGGTACTAGACTCCGATACTTTCCTCATGCCCAAGGAACGTATGTAATCAGCTACATTAATATTATCCTCAAAAGATAAGCCCAGAGATTGAATTCTCTGGGCGATAATAACGTCATCAACATCCTCGGCGTTTTCAATAGCTTGTTTAATGACGGTGAAGATAGTCTTATTCAAGACTGAATCTTCAGAGTAAAAGTCCTTTTCACTAACAAATGAGCATATGTCTATAAAAGAGTTTGGATTTTTAATCAAGCCAGCCAAGAGCTGTTTTTCTAGTTCGTAAGAATAGATCATACCAGATAATAGCATGACCTTTATGCTTGTCAATCTTCTTCTTCATCTTCTCCTTCGTTATTTTCAAATGCATCTCCTTGAAATTCAATTCCATGCAATTCGGCGTTATCGCTCATAAAAATTTCCATAAATTTAGTCAATGCAAATTCTGTGGCTTGAGAATCAAATTTTTGTTTGATTTGACCATTTCCGTCTTCATCTATATAGCAAATAATATATCCTTTATTTTTATTTTCTGAACCAGTTAACTCATACAAGGTATTCAAGAAATTTTCTGGAATTTCAAATTTATTGAATTTTACCTTTTTCTTGGCCATATTTTTATTTACACTATAAATAAACCCCAAGGTTTTCAAAAAATTCTTTACTCAATTCGTCTTTTGGAAAAATTTCTACAAGTTGAATTTGATTTAGTTCACAAAACTCTATCTTCTTAACGTCTCTTTTTATCTGTTTTAAATAACTTCCTCTAGTGTTATGAAAGAAGGGGACAAACTTAAAGTGCTGATCTCCCTGCACTTCAATCGCTATTCTTTTATTTGCATTATAAAAGTCTAAGGATAACCTTGTGCCAGCTACCCTCATTTCCTCAAAAACCACATCTCCTTGCCAATATTTTTTTAAGAATAGCTTGACACCTTGCTGCAATTTACTCCTGCTTTTAGAGTCCCACTTTATAAGTGAGTCTTTTAAATTTTTGACAACTCTATCTTTTCCATCAAGCGTTTTGAATTTCATTGATGGAATTTTTAAAATAATTAATTAAAAATTTACAAAGATTGGAATTGTCTTCAATAAATTTAAATAAACCTTTTTCTCCAGAAAAGTTTTCAGGGATTTCTATACCCGTCTCCTTGACTAGTTCTATAAAATCTTCTGACGGTTTGACCCATGCACCACTTCTGGTCATAAATTCCCAAGCGTACAAAAGATCTACGATTTCCTTTTCGATCCAAATTGAATTGCCGTTTTTTCTTCCGTATCTGATTGGATATGGAATTGTTAAATTTGTTTTTTCATTTGGCGATTTTTTAATGGTAACTTTTGCCCAATGACCGATTGGGGGATTTTTTTCAAGATCTATTTTTTTATTACTTGCATCTTGAAGAATCATATCTCCATTAAATCTTGGTTCAAATTCTAAAATCCAATTTGCAAAATGCAGAAGCGCATTCCCACCAGTTGCAGTAGTTTGTCTAATTGGAGCTTTGGAATATGGATCTAGCTTAATATCCGCCCGTACTTGCGATATAAAGACCGCCATATGCCCTCTCTTTGCTAAAGCGATAGACATGCGCTTCATAAAGTTGGCGGCGATTACGGCCCCTCCAGCAACTTTATTTGAATCTTCAAAAGTTTTGTCTAAATCGCATTTGGAAATGAGTCCATCTACAGCATCAAGTAGAAAATAATATTTAATATTTTCTTGATTGTTTGCAACTAAAGATCTCATTGCATCTACAACGGTTTCGTAGATATTGCTTTCAAAAACAAAACAAGTTCCAGTATTCCAATTGTCGGCATCGGAAACAAATGGAACGCCAGATCTTTCTTTCATTTCTGGAGAAAGTCTACCTTCAGCTTTAATGTAAAAGCCTTTGGCGTTTGGAATCGTCTTCAAGAAATTCTTCATCACCTCAAGAGCTTGAGATGTTTTGCCGCCTTCATTAATGCCGCAAAACCTATGAAGGCCTGGACCAAAACCGCCATTCATATGAAGATCTAATTGAAGAGATCCACTAGAGACCTTATAATTAAAATCTTCTTCGAAATTGAAGTGACTATCTTTATTTGTCTTTAAGAAATTCGAAAGAATTTCGTTTGAAGTGATGATTTTTTCGTCTTTTTTAGCCATTTAGAAAGTCTCTAATTGTTTTAATTTTCTTTTTTACCGTTGAATCTTCGCCATGCTTGATGGCATCCACTTTATAAACCTCGTACTTAGAATAATCAATCTCGTAATTGAAATTTCTGAATTTTCTATCAAGTTCAATTTTGAACGCATCACATACAACAATAGCCATACTGTCAAATTTTTTAGTAAAATTAAGTTTAAAAACAAACTCCTCTGAATACCTTTCTATTAAAGAATTCAGCATCTTCATTTCGCGAGAATAAAAATCCCTAGATGCAGATCTAGGGATTTCTAAGAACTTCTTAAGCAAATTTCTTTTATTCAATTTTTTTGCCATAGGGCATTATATCACGATCTTAAATCATTGTCTACCATTTTCTCAACTAATTTTTGAAACGATGTTTCTGGTTCCCATTTAAGTTCTTCTCTTGCTGGAGTTGAATCTCCAAGAAGCAAGTCAACTTCTGCGGGTCTATAAAATTGAGGATCTATTTCCATTAAAATATTGCTTTTAATATCCGAAACATCATGTATATAATTCGGCACAATGTATTTTTTATTCTTTCCATCGCCAATCCATTCACCATCGATTTTTGCATGCTTGAATGCCAACTCAACAAATTCTTTAATTGTGTGAGTTTCATTGGAGGAAAGCACGTAGTCTTTTGGTTTTTCCTGATTAAGCATTAGCCATACTCCACGAACAAAGTCTTCTGCATCGCTCCAATCTCTTTGAGAAAGAATGTTTCCGAGTCTTAGTGGTTCGAATGATTTACCTTCTTTGATTGCCTTGCTTATTCTAGCTACATTTTTTGTAATTTTTCTAGTTACAAATTCTTCTCCCCTGCGAACGCCTTCATGATTAAATAGAATTCCTTGAACTGCAAAAATATTATAGGACTCTCTGTATACTTTTACTAAATGATGAGCAGTGCATTTGGATACTCCGTATGGAGATCTTGGCTTAAATGGATGCTTGATATCTTGTGGCGCATAATCTACATCTCCAAATTGCTCAGAACTTCCAGCATTATAAAATTTAGTATCTGGGTTGATATTTTTAATTGCCTCAAGGCAATAAAGCACACCCATTGCATTCGTCTGCATGTGATTTATTGGCATCTTCCAGCTATTTCCAACAAAAGAATTAGCTGCAAAATTAATAAAATAATCTGGCAATATTTCAGCAAATACATTGCTGATACTTTCTGGATCTGTAATATCCATTTCAATCACTTTAAATCTTGGATTTGATTTTAAATGCTGAATATTACAATGATTTGGTACGCTCAATCTCCTATGAGCACCGTATACTTCTATATCTTCATGTTTGCATAAAAGATATTCCGCCATCAAACTTCCATCTTGTCCTGTTACGCCAGTAATTAAAACTTTTTTCATATTATATATCTAAAAATAAAGCTTTTTTCGAAAAAATATAATACCAAGTGTATTCAAAAATTCTACTACTTACGTAATTGTCTAGTTCTGTTTTTTTGCACCAATTGAATAATTTTTCCCAAAATTGAATCGGATATTGCAAAATGCATTTTTTGTTAATAGCAAATTGAGCGCAAGAATAAAATGTTAATTTTTCTGGAATCATTAAATAACTTCCAAAAATATCATCCCAATTATCAGACAGCCAAGAATATTTTTTATCCCATTCATCTTGTCCGATTTGTATTGATCCCAACCAATCTTCTCTGTTTAAATTAATAATATCATCATTCAAAGATAAATTATTTATTATTTCAATTATATTTTTTCCTTTTTGATGTTCAGAGTTCAAATGTCCATGTACAAATATGGTATATTTAGGAAGATTAGAATAATTATCAATTATATATTTTAAATATGCAGGAGCTTCTTGAACTTTATTAAAGTCTATAAAATTTTTATTTTTTAAAGTTTTGGAATAAATTGTTGTTGGATATTTTACAAAATTTATCCATGACAAATCTTCATCATAATGAGAAGATAAAATTTTAATATTAAAATCTTGAGTTTGTTTTTTTGCTATCCAACAACTTTGCTCGGTTAAAGAAAAAATAATATTATTATTATTTGCCCATTCATTCACTGCCATTATTACTCCAGGCCAAGCTTGACTAAAATCATGTCCAGCAATAATTCCATTTTCCTTTAGCTTTGGATACCATTTTTCTAAATCATTCTTTACGTCTTCATACGAATGACCAGCATCAATAAAAATAAAATCCAAGGAATTATCTTCGAAGTCTTTAGAAGCTTCTTCTGAAGACTTTCTAATTGGTTTAATGTATTCTTTCACTGGTTTGGTATTTTCCAAAAAAGAATTGAATAATGAGTCATTAATAATTCTTTCGTCGAGTTCGTGTTCCGAACTGCCCCTCCAAGTATCTACGCAATAAAAATCTATATTTTTATTTGAATTTTTTATTTCTACAGCCATAAAGGCTGAACTTTTTCCTAGCCAACTCCCAATTTCTACGAATTTACCTTTTTCAAAAGAAGAAACAATAAATGCATATAAATTTGAAAAATCAAACCATCCTTCTATATTTTGATATATGTGATTCATTTAAAATTTAAAGTATGTTGAAGTTATATATTAATCTTCACACCACCAAGAAAGAAAAATATCTTGTTTTTCAATGCAGCATGGCCTATCTATTCCATTTAGCGGTCTTGGAAATTTATCTAAAAATGGCACGATATTGGTCATATCCTTTCTTAAAAAAGAGATTTCAAGGCAAGTTGGAAGCCTTCCAGATTCATCAAAAACATCAGTATGATTATTTGCATGCAAGTGATAAATATAGTAATATTTATTTAACAACTTAAAAGTTTCAAGATGTTCTTCTTTTAATTTTTCTAAATAGTGAAATTCAACACATAGTTGAGAAAAATGAGAAAACCAATCTTCTCCGCAATTTAAAAATAATTCATATTCACAACCCTCTATATCAATTTGTGCTAAAAGATTTTTTTTGTTTTTATGTCCGTTTTCTATTAAATGATTTTTAGAAACTTGTGAATCAACAAATTGTTTTTTAAAAACAAAATTTTCATGACTAATTACTGGGCCTTCTACACTTCCATCGTACATGAAAACTTTTTTGCCAAACTGGGCCATTTGCAAGTCAAAGAAACATTGTTCTGGAACATATCCTATTCCGTAAGAATAAACGTCATCACATTCAAGTGAAAACTTTTCATACAATCCATATCCGCCATCTCTAAGAGGATTGCCAAACCTTTTCATAGAAAAGGGAAAATAGTAAGGTTTTAATTCAGATAAAATTTTATCAATCATTGTATTTATTTATAATTGAATTCCAATTTACGTAATTAGAATAAGTTCCAGCATGTAGGTGCGTTGCAATTCCTGGTAAAGGAGAAAAGCATAAAGCTTCATTGCCGAAAATCTTAGAAAAAATTCCATCGTCACCAACTCCAACACAAGCTTCATTGAAATTTGAATAGAATCTTTTAAATGTTTTTGCTAAAAAAAACATTGTAAAAGTTGTCGAACTAACTTCTCTCCAATATCCAGTATTGGTTTGGAAAATATACGATCTTTTAGGTTTCCTATATTGATCTGGATAATCTGAAGGATGAACAAACCAAGGAATATCTATCTGTTTGGAAAATTCTAAAAAATCAAAGATTCTATGAAATGACATTGGATCGTGCAAGTAGTCATCTTCAACCATGTATACGAAATCATTGTCGTCAAAAGATTTCGCTATTTCTGCGCATTTAATTAAGCTGCCAAGTCCACCTAGTTTTTGAAGTGAATTTTCCGAATAAATTGGATTTAATTCAGTTAATAAAAATGACCAAAGTTCTTGTGAAACCATGTCTCCGATTAAATGGAATTCATGATCGATTTCTTTAACGCTATCTTTTAAAGATTTTACGCAAGTTTTAATAACTTGCAACTTAGACATTCCATTTGGTCTTGGATTTTCGCTTCCATCTAAACCTCTATGCAAGCTGTTTACAGCATCGCACACTCTATATATTATCTTGATCACTCAGATAATAATTTATTCTTCCACGATTTCCACAGAAGCTAAAGATGGATCAAGTTTTAATAATTCTTCTTGAGAAAACTCCTCTTCGCCATCCCATTCATATTCGTCAGCCTGAGCTTTTTTCCAAGCTTCTGGATCTGGGCGATCCTTATCTCCGACTTTGGCGGGTTTATATTTTTTACCCATTCTTTTTTTCTTTTCCCTAATGTTGTCCCAAAGTCCTTTTTTTGCGCCTTCAATATCAATCAAATCCTGAATATCAACTTCCTTGCAGCCACAATCGCATTCCTCAGAAGAAGTTATTTTGCTAACTGGAGTTTTACTCCACATTTTGCACGACCAATAGTTTGCCTTCCATTTTGGTCCAGGGTTTTCGCATCCATGTCTTGATCTGTAAGCTTTTCTACGTTCAGGATCGTCACGTTTAATGCTCATGTTTGGATCGCCAAACTTGACCATGACGACATTACCTTTGTCGTTTTTTACATAAACTCCAAACTTCTTCTTAGAGCCAGAAGGAAGTCGAAATGGTTTATTTAAAGTTTTACTTTTTTTTTATCTTCTGCGGAAGATAGCTCAAATTCAGAATCTGAAAATCCAGCTTCAATGCAAGATAGTTTTGCTAATTGAAATTCAATATCTTGAAAATCTGAAAACTCATAGTTCTCTGATAAATCTTGATTATTTAAGATGTCAGAATCTGCTTTAGCATAAGAAGCTAAAACATTTTGACCAGATGCCATTTTCAAAAATAAGTTAACTCTCGCAAACGCCCACTCATCTTGAGATTTTCCAGGCTTGAAATTTTTAATAGATTCTTGCAATCCCCTTGCATACACTTTCATCAATTGCTCCAAAGAAACTACAAATGGATTATTTTTGCTATTATGGGCTGAAACTTTTTTCATCAAGAAAGCAACTATTTTACTTTTTTTCTTTGATTTTGCTTCATCTTCCTCCATTTCATCTTCGTTTTCAGGGTCTTCGTTTTCGGAATCTTCACCCTCTTCTTCGTCTTCGCATTCACATTCAGACATTGATTTATTGCATTCTGAACATATTTTTTCGATTTTATCTTCGGCAACAATAGTAGAATCAACTACAGTTGAGTCCTTTGACTTTAAAAGTTCTTTAATTTTGTCAGAAAAATCGAGTTC